CAGCGGTGGTAATCTCTATGGCATGACCATCAGAAAAAGTAAAGTTGCAATTAGATATATTCGCTAGATTGTCGGACTGTATTAGTGCAACACCGTCTGCGGTGTTTGCATTTGATATACTGCAATTTGTTATTGTTGCACCGTTTTGAATTATGCTATTGCCATTATCTAAAGTTGTACCATCTAAAGTTGAACCAGCCTGCAACGTGATTACATCAAAACCCTTGAAAAGCGATGCCGAATCATCAAACGTCGGAATAGAAGTGCCATCCAAAGTAAGATTCCATCTTGCGATTGCGGGGTCTTCCGAACTAATAACATGCTGCGTAAAAGTTATTGTAGTATTAGCACCCCTGATGTTAATATCATAAAAGCCGGTAGCGACATTTTCGGCAGCGAAGGTGACAACCTGACCAGTATCAGTAAAGCTAGATGTCGCTGTACCTGTGGATGGGCCTAAATAAACACCACCTCTCCAAATATATGCACCAAGCTGCTCAACCTGCCATCCCCAAACATTTGAAGCTTCTGCTGTTTCTATTGTGCTCCAAGTATTGCTAGTACCATCAACCCTAAGTCCAGTACCGATGGTGAACTGGTCAATCAACACGTTTGCGAAGTTACCAGAAATCATCGTAATAGTAGTGAACCCACCACCAACTTCATCTACAGCGTTTAGCTGTGCAGGATTTCCTGTCGTGGTGAAACTGCCTGTGACCGAGGTAAAATCTGCGGCAGTGTCAATAACTCTAGGAATAAAGCCACCTGTGTAGTTAGATGCTGGAGCAAGCCCCCATACGCCAGTACCAACGCTGTTATCATCCATACACAGTCTAATACCCGTAGTGGCATTGATAGGCGTTAGAGCATTAATCCAGCAAAGAAGATGATCTCCTTCGTTAGCACCACCGCTACTAAAATCAAAAGAAAAAGTACCACCCCCACCGCTCAACTGGGTCGTTTTAAAGTCTGTCGTGCTATTAGAAACCTTTTCACCAATAGCAGCGGTTCCTTGAATAAAACTAGGCTCAGTCTGAGTAGAACCGGAAGAAAAGCCACTGGCATTATCGCAGTCATTAACTACTTGTCCAGAATTTAAAGAAACAGCCATTATTTATCCACCTCTAATAATTCTTCCCATCTACGGAGCATTACAGCAGATGCGGCGTGTACTGGATGTAAACCCGCCTGATCTGCAATAGGCATGTAAACATATTGAGCGTCAAGATTAAATGGAGCGTTTGCACCATGTCCAAAAACATACCAATCAACCTTAGTGTGATCCAACTCTCTTAGGGAAATAGCGTCCTCTGGACAACTCCATTCACACTGAAAGACAACCACATTTTCCTTATCTGTGAGCCAGTTTTTAAAATCTACTTCACTGCTTCCAATTATTTCAAAATCAAAAGCACCGTCAAATTTTAAATCTTCTTCCGTTTCGTTAATACATCTGGCTTTGTCACAACCGCCAGCTTTTATAGCATATCTCCAAGCGTCAAGATCTATAGGGCGGCTAGAGAAAACATCAGTATCCTCTTGCTGAAACCAAAATACTACGCCAGCAGGTTTTTTCATGACAACAAGTTCCTAAATATTGATATGTATACTTACCCTAGTATACACAATTAACGAAAAAAAGCCGCCTCTTCCGAAGCGGCTTTCCTAAATAACCTATCGCAGTCGTTCTTAGAACGAGCCAGCGATGATTCTTCGGTTGTCAAGAACACCAAAGCCCATCTCGGCCCAGCCGTAATAACCTTGACGCTGGTGACGATGAAGTGCAGGATCTTCAAAGATCTCAACTTCTTTCTTGACAGGCATAACAAAGCTGTCATTAGCACTTTGGTCAATACCAACCACCAACTCAACGTCTGCTGCCTCGATGCTGCCACCAAGGTCATTCAGGAAGTAATCCTGATACTCTTGACCGTCACCAAACTCAAACAAGTCGTGAAGGTTTACACCAAACACGCGAGTAAGTTGAGGACCATTATCGCTCGCAACGTAGATTTCTCTGCGAGAAACGTCATCAAGCTGGTCGATACCCCAGTTTCGGATATCTTCGATAGCCTCTGGTGACATGTAAAGGTCAGTCAAACGACCCGGAGCAGTAACACTGTTACCACCACCGTTTCTACGCATGACAGTCTTCATCAAGCTAACAAGCCGCTTGGTGAACTGACCAGCACCGGCGTCACCATCGTAAACCAAGATGTTACGATCAACGGCAGCAGCAAGCAGTGTGTGCCAACCGTCGTCGTTCATTTTCTTTACGAAAGACGACTCAAGAACCTGCATGGCACGACCAACAACATTCCAGTTAGCTTCGCGAGCGTAACGAAGAAGGAAGTCAATCGAACTGGTAACGCCATAAGTATTGATCATGACGTAATCACTTTCAACATGCTTCTCAGGAATACGACCGTTGCCGGGATTCGTGAAAGCAATGTGATCAATCTCAGTTCCCGGAGCAAGAAGATCCAATGGGAACTCAGGTGAAGCACCCGGCTCAAGAGGCATAGCCTCGTAAATACCGCGAACAACGTCTCCAAACAAAACACCTTTACGAAGAGGGGTTTCTAATGCTTTAGCGATTTCTCGCTGTGCTTGAATAGCAACAGTTTTGTCGCTATCGCCGGATCTGCGAAGCAGTTCCAAAAATTCGCCAGAAGGTCTTTCTTTTGACATAGTTAATGTTCTCCTTAAAAGAATTTATTAGTTGTTAGGCAAGTCAATGTAGACTTTAGCGTAACCGTACTGGTCAACGCCACCAAGGAATCGTCCTACGGCATTATCCTTTGCACCGGAAATGTTATCAGCCGCAGTAGGCGTAGCAACATTTCCACTGTGACCCAAGTAGGCCAAGTCTCCACCCGCAGGTGTTCCTTCCAATGAGTTGGTAACAACCCATCCTTTGTTAAGAAGGGTGACTTTTCCACCCTTCTGAACTTCGTCTTTGTACTGGTTCAAGTGCTGACGAGTAAGGTCAAGGTTGACCATATCGTTAACCAAAAGTCCCAGTGGAGCAACGCCAGAAGGATCGGCAGCATATGTAACAACGGCGTTACCGTTGTCCATTGAAGCACCTGAACCGGCAGTTGAAAGAGCGGCAACACCGCCTCTTGTAGCAACTTCATTCATGAAGAAGCTGATGTCTGTTTGCAGAGTTGATCTGTCTTGCTTTAGAGCCATTTGTACTCTCCTTTAAGGATTTTATTTATGTTTGGGAATTATTTGTTGGACTTCAAAAGAGATCCAATCCATTCTTGAGCCGAGGCACGAAGAGTTTCCTGCTCGGACTCTTGCTCGGAGTTGATTTGTGCAACAGCAGCCTCTTGTGGAGTTTCTGCGTTCTCAAGAAGCTCAACGCTTGCTTCTGCTGGGTCCAGCTCTGGGCTAACCTCTGCCTTAGCATCGTCACCTTCTTTTTCTTTTTTCTTCTTTTCGATAGCTTCCTTCAAGGCAGGAGGCAAACCCGCTTCTGATTCTTCTTTGTCCTTTTTAGCGGACTTTTTGAGAAGAGCAATAACTCTATCAAAGTCTTCGTCTGCAAGGTTCTCAAACTCAGAAACAGTAGCTTCGGCTTCTTCTGCTTCAAACCCTGCTTCTGCAAGCTGGGCTTTACGCTTCATCATAGCCTCTTTCTTCTTCATCTTATCAACTTCTTCTTTCATAGCAACGGCAGCTTCTTCAAGCTCTGTTTTTGCTACGTTAAGAGCGTCGAAAGCCTTTGACTTGAGGTCAAAGCTAACGCCCGCCTGTTCAAGTTCTTCCGCTTGTGTTGAAATTTGTGCCTCTAGTTCTGCAATCTGGGTTTCATAACCAGCCTTTGCTTCTTTCTCGGCCTTTTCTTTCAGAGCTTCGTTAGCAGCTTTTGATTCTGCCAATTCCGCTTTCAGGGTTTGAACCTGATTGTCTTGATCGGACATACTATTCTTCTCCTTTAGTGAAGATAATGTTAACAATTTAGATTGTGATTCGTCGAAAAAATCATTTCCTTCCAGAATTATACTTCGCGGGTTTGCGGGTTTTGAAACCAAGCCTTTACCAGAGAACGATAAGTTTCTTAACAGTCTTCCCACTTGGTAATCATCATATTTTCCAGTTCCTCCGTATGATCTTAAATGCTTTGTTAAAAATGCAGAAGCTTCATTCCTTGAAACGACTTTAGTTTCACCCTTAGAATTTTTAAGAGCGTAGTCGAAATTAGGAAAGAGGCACTCCATAGAAACGAACCATTTGTTATCTTCGATTTCTGCAACAATTTGATTTAATCTTTGCTTCTGTTCGATGTCAGACCATTCTGTATAGATAACAGCGGAGGTAAGAATATTAAACTCCTTTGGGGCAACCGGCGAATCAACGTCAATCGACCCACCGTTAAAATCAACAACCTCGTTAGCCGTTATATGTCCGATAATATCTTTTTCATCGTGCATAAAGTTAAACGGCTTGTCTTCGGGAGTGTTTCTAGCGTCCCAGAGTTCTTGAGGATCAAAAACGTCATCGTTCTTGTTCCAGCCTGTGCTTACCAAAACAGACTTAATGTAATATAGATCAATCTGATCCTTATTCTCAGCGATAGTCCGTAAAGAAACGGGCAACTTATTATCGCTAATTTTTTGTGCTAATAGTTTTTGGAGATCTTTGTCTTCGCATACTTGAGGCACCTTGCCGGGACTTGCCACAGCAACGTAGGCTACAGAATTATTTTTAATCTGTTCACCCAGACCATCGTTGATCTCAGATTGATAAATAGGTATGTTCATATTTGTTTCTCCATAACTGATAATACACAAAACTATAGATATAGGGTTTTGTTTTGGTATTATTCAACGCGACTGCAAAAAATCTCAGCAAAAGCAGAGGCATAAATATGACGCATATCCGACGAGTTTGGCTTTCTATGCATAACAGTGTTGAAGGTAATAGCCTTACCTTCTGACAGTTTTAGAAAAGCTATGCTCGGTTTAGTATTTAGTGCTAAAACGTCCTTTATTATATCTGGAGTCACTTCAATCATAGGGTCAAGACCTGTAAAAATGCAAAGTTTTAGATACTCTAATTGGTCAACCTCTGCTTTGTTTAATTCTCTAGCTGTTGATTTTCCAAAATTCTTGCAGGCAAAGGCGTTCATATGCTTGGCTATCTTCTCCTGTGCCTCAATTCCCCAAAGAGTGGCTGATGTAGGCTCTGAACTTCTAGGAAGTACCCTTCTTTGCTTTCTGGGGTTAGTGTCTGTAGAGTTCTTTGGTCGCCCTGCATCCTGTGGTGGAGAACTTTTATCACTCGGCCCACTCTGCTCTTTTTGTGGAGCGACAGGAGGTGCTGGCGGCTCTTTGTATGGTAGCCCAAGACCTTCTTGCAAATACTCTTCCGAGTCCAAAACATCTTTTGTCATAGCAATCTTAGCCATATCCTCTTTATGTTGAGGATTGTGGTATGGGCCCGCCTTATTAGGAACTGCCTGATTAGACCTTTCTGCCTGCTCCCTTTTCGTGCGAACCTTTTCGATACTGGGAATCTCTCTCATTCTTTCCAAAAGAGTTTCGTCAGACATAATACCACGATCAACCAAATCCAAAAGTAGCTTTTTCTGTGCAGATTCATCAGAAAGAATAATGGAGTCGAAATGTATTTCGGCAGGAAGTCTAAAGCCCATAGCTTTTCTGACATACTCTATCTCCTGCCTCCAAAAACCAGCAACAACCTCTCTTCCATACTCTAATCTTTCAATAAGAGTCTTCAAGGAAACATAGTTATTAGTATATCCACCACTAGATCCAGAAGCACCTGTCAAAGTGGGAGGAATACCCAGACCGGCATAAATACTGGTAAGTACAGGTTGGTACTTTTCCGCCCCTAAGAATCTATATGCCTGAGAATTGCTTTCTGTGAATTTAAGCTCTGGACCCCAAACCAAATCCATAGTACCGCCACCAACGTTACTGGCGATAATGTTTCTAATTTTTTCCAAACCGGCTTTTGTCGGAACGATTTTATTATCAAAATCACCAACGGTCCATAGTCTAACCTGACTAATTGTCCCATCTAAAGCGGCAAGGTCGGCAAGTTTCATCTTCTCCAACATGTTAACGTCATCTAGGATAGCGTAAATCATTGGATTGGCCCAGAGTAGCCAGTCATCTTTCTTGTAGTGGTAAAAGAAAGTTCTGTTCATATCTAGTGGTAACTTTCTTTCTCCTGCTGCCAACCGTTTTTGAACATCCAAAGGTAACGTCTTAACGGGACTTGTTTCGTTAGAGATGTCGTTCA